AGAATGTACTGGTGACTGGTGGTTAAGGTTTATGTGGAGAGGTAAAAAATTTAAAGGGTGGAGACAATATTCAACGGTCAGTGGTTGGAGAAATTATAATATGTCCTATGGATATGAGGAGTATTTCTTCTAGAAACAAGGCAAGCATAAAAGTTCATTTTCATGGGGTAAATAAGAAGGGAGATGGAAAATGAAAGGATTATTCGAAATTATAGGTATCACAGACAAAGAAAACAATAAAAGGCTAGATGGTAGATATCCATTAAGGATAAATAGACGATGCAAATTACATATAGTAGACAGTAAGGTTACAATTGAATATGTTCCTAGAGATGGCGAAGATTATAGAGGAATCTTAAATGTCAGTAAAATGCAACAATTAGAAGTGTCTGATGGCATTTATGTGATTAAGACAATGAATAGTATCTATTACTTTAAACAATGCGATTAGATGTAAATAATAAATAATAGGAGTGATTAAAATGAATATCAGTGACTTAACTATTGGTGATATTGTTGATGCTTGCATAGAAGGAGAAGGAAACTATAGGCTAATGATCACTGAAATTGGAGAAAAGTTTGTTTATGGTGTAGGTTCAGATAATGAAGAATACGCCGTTGAGCCAAGAGGAGAGATTGAAAGAGTTATTGCCAATATAAATGAGTTATAAATAATATATAATATTACTTGTAATATAACCACGATTATGTTATACTATACATACGAGGTTAAACAATAAATATTTTAAGAAAGGATTGATTGGTTGAAGAACTCAGACAATTGCTGGAGACCTATTAAATTCAATAAATCTCCACCTACCATAGTTTTATCCCTACATATAATATAAATAATATAATTGAAAGAAGGAATAAAATACATATGGCATTTTATAGTAAATTTGTATTCATTGGCAACATCGGAATTGCGAAGGACAAGGAAAAGTTTCATAGTACATTCTTAAATGCAAAAGAAACATGGGTATCTTCAAGAATTAATTTCATGGTGAAAGAGTCTGATCATAATGGTGTGTTTGTAGAGCTATTCGGAGGATACCAAGCTGATAGCAAAGGTAGAATCTTCTCTATGGATTTAGACAACAATAAAATTGAAGTTCCTTGGGCATTAAGAGATGATACAGAAACATTAAAAATGGTTGCAGATTTTAAGAAGTTCAAATCTGATCTTGGTGAACAAAAAGAGTTCATTACAGAGTATCAAATGATTGAACATTTGAAGGATGTACTCCCAACAATTACAGATAGGGTAGTAGTAACTGGTAGTGTTAAGAAAGAATACTACAAAGGTAAATATAATGACAAATATATTATCCAAACTATCCGAATTGCGAAGGAGGATGAGAAGAATAAACTTTCAGTAAGTATGGACATTTTCTATTCTAAAGATTCACTTGATTCTAGTGATTTTAAAGATGAAAAAGTTCTTAGACTTACAGGATATGTATCACAATATATTGATAAAGATGTTAAGACTAAATATATGCCACAACAGTTTATCCTTAGTGCTAAGAAGTTAGACTTTGAAAATGAAAAACATGTTGCAAAATATGATTTCTTGAAAAAGTATATCACAGTTAAGGGTAAAACTTATGTACATATTCCTTGGCAGATGTCTATCTTTAGAGGAGCAGATGAAGTTGAATGGGATGAATCAATGCTCACTAAGGATCAAAAAGAAGCAGTAGCATTTGGGCTTTCAACAGTAGATAATTTCAAACCTAGATCAAATGCTTTAGGAGATAATATTTTTGAATATCGTCTAATTAAACCACTTCTAACTGGTATCTTCTCTGAAGGAGTTATGGATACAGAAATGAAAATTGATGAATTTGAGGAAGATGTTTTCAAACCTGTTGAAAAAACTGAAAAGTTCAAAGAACCCAAAGAGGAAAAGAAAGTTGAACCAAAGTTTGATATTGATAAAATCGTAGAAGATGATGAAGATGAAGACTTATTCTCGTAATTAAATGGAGGGGTTAATTCCCCTCTCAGTAAATAATAAATAAAATATAATGGAGGAATTTAATTAATGGCTTTTAAAAAAAATGTAATCAAGGTAGACTTATGCTCCTATCCACCATATGTAATCATGGGTGAACCTAAGAGTGGTAAATCAACATTATTCCGTGATCTAGTTTTACATAACTATGGCAAAGAAGAATGTGGTCTACTTATCTCTTTCAAGGATGAAGATGGATATTTAGCATTAGATAAACTACAGTTTGAAAAAACTATTGAATGGAATGCAGATGAGGATGAAGAAACTGGTTTGCGTGGATTTACTCAAATTGTAGATGACCTAGTAGAAAATAAAAAAGAATATGATATTAAAATGATTGCATTTGATACATATGATAAATTGGTTGAAATGGCTATTGCTGAAGTGCTACGTCAACACAAAAAAGAAAAAGGTACTCCATGTAAATCAATCAATGATGCGTTAGGTGGTTATGGTAAAGGCCGAGATTATCTTCTTGAAATTATCCTTAAACAAATTGGAAGACTTCGAGGAGCAGGTTATGCAATCTTTATCTTAGCTCATACTAAGTTCAAAGAAAAGACTGACCCATTAACAGGAGATACATATGAGCAACTAACTAATAACCTTCGTGCTGATTACTATAATGCCATTGCTAATATTGCTCAAATGATTACAAATATTACTGTTGAACGAGAAGTTAAGGAAGGAAAACAAGTAGGAGAAAAACGAGTAATCTACTTTAGATCAAATGGAATTGTAGATGCTGGTGGACGTTTTGCAAACTTACCTGAGAAGCTACTCTTATCTGCTGAAAACTTCATGGAAGCATTTAATGTTGGTGTTAAAAGTTCCTTCATTGGTGGAGTTACTGATAAGGTTATTGAGAAACAAAAGAAAGCTGAAGTCAAAGAAATTGCAAGTGCAGCAGACATCGCATGGAAGAAAGAACAAGCAGAAATTCAACAAGAATTAGCACAGGATGATGTTGCAGAATTCATTACAATTATTCAATCAAAATATCCAAAAGCACAAGACGATATCAAGGATGCTGTAAAAGTAATTATGACTGAATATAGTATTGCAAACTTTAAATCTCCTGAAACACTTTCAGTTGAAGGATTAAAAAAGATTGTAGAAGTACTCAACAAGTAATCATAGAGGGATAGGTGAAATATCCTATCCCTAATTAATCTATAAAGGACGATGTAAATGGCAAGAAGTTGTGTATGTCCTATTACTAAAGAACATGGAACTACTGATATATTCTATTGCGTAAGTGAAAAAGGTAAGAATAAATATTATAAGTCTCAAGAGATATATGAAAAGGATAAAAAAGAGCAAGAACATAAGAAAAAAACACTAGCATATGTATTAGCACTCCTTGGTTATGAATATTCAACATATTTAAGTAAGAAACTTACAGAGTTAAATCAGTATTTTACATATGAAATAATTTATTCAGCTTTTGTAATGCAAACAGAAAAGATTAACTATGCCCTTGAACACAAATTAACTCAAGCAAAAGAGCAACAAAAGATAAGTTATATTATGAAGATTATTGACAATGTAATTAATGATTGTAAACCTGCAAAAGAAGTAATGAAAAACTATGATATTGATGTTGAAGACTTAAATAGAGTTAGGCATATCCCTATTAGGCATGGCAACATCACACAGTTTTTAGAAAGCGAGGATATATGAAGTTAGAAACATACCCTGAAGAATTAGTTAAGAATCGTGAAATAATTGAAGCATCATTTATCTTTTCATTATATAAAGATACGTCCTTATATGGAGACTACTCTAAGGCCATTAAACTTGATAATGAAGATGGGGATATAAGAACTTCTGATGGGATTTTCTACTACAGCATTGGATTACAAATGTTTAAACTAGGATATCAAAACTTTGATAATCTAAGTATATGTACATTCTTAGAGAGCAATCAAGTTCTAAAAGATGGGTTTGAATCCAGAGGAAGCTATAAACCGATTGAAGAAATGAAGAGTTTAATTAGCATTGAAAACATAGAAACTTATCATGATGAATTAGTTAAAAATAATATGCTGTTAAGACTACATGACAAAGGATTTAATGTAGTAACTAACATGGATAAGTTCAAAAAGATGACTAGCGAAGAAGTCTACATGTATTATGATTATCTCCTAAATAATATTAACATTAATACAGGAAATACCATACAAATTGAAACTCTTGAGATTGATGATAAGTTCATTGAAGAATGTAATGAAGGAGAGTCTAAAGGTATTGATTATGGAAAGGTATGTCATATTCTTAATTACTTAACATTAGGACTTCCATTAAGTGATATGTATTTACTTGGAGGGCATAGTGGAGTAGGAAAAAGCAGTTTTGTTTTTGCCAATATGATCATGCCAGTTGCAGAAAATAATGTTAAGTGTTGCATCATCTCTAATGAGCAAAAATCAAAAGACTTTAAGAATATTTTATTATCTAGTGTGTTAGCAAAGGACTTGAATTATTGGGATCTAACTCGTAAGAAATTAAAGATTGGTAACTTTACTCCAGAGCAACTTGCAAAAATATATGAAGCAAAAGCAGTAATCAAAGAAAAATATTCAAGCATTAAATTTGTTAAACTTTATGAATACAGCGTAGTTAAGGTTAAGAAAATTGTTAAGAAACTTTCAAAACAAGGTTATCAAGTATTTCTTTATGATACATTTAAAAGTGCAGACTTAAATGAAGGAGAAGCATGGAAAACAATTGTTGAAGATTCAAAGCAATTATTCCAATTAGCAAGTAAAGAAAATGTATGTATCATCCCTACATATCAATTAGCACTACATAGTCTTAATAAAAGATGGCTAGATGCTACCTGTTTGAGTAATGCAAAACAAATTAAAGAAGTTTTCTCTGAGATGGTGTATATGAGGCAAGTTTGGGATGATGAAATGGAAGGACAAAAATACGATATTAAACCATATAATCTTAAAAAGGATAGCAAAGGCAAATACACAAAAATCAAAGAATCTTATACTATGAAACCTGATAAAAAATACTTGATTTGTTTCTTAGATAAAACTAGAAATGATGAAGATGCACAAACAATACTTTATGAATTTAATGGACGATATAATATTTGGCAAGAAATCGGTTATTGCTCCCCATTTCATGATAGGAGTTAATTATGTATGAACCTAATTTCACTCCAAGAATTTTTAAAAGAGGATAAAGAACATATTATTGAGTTATTAATTGACTCAGGTTTTGAGAATATCAACTATATTAAAACAAAGAATCAGATTAGGTGTTCGAGGGAAGCAGGGAGAAATCCCACTTCCATTAAGATCAATGCTGAAACACTAGGTTATGTTTGTTTCAGTACAAACACTAGAGGTAATGTGATCTCATTGCTACAATCCTATAGAGGATTAAGTTTTAGATGTACATTGGATTACATAAGTGATTTCTTCAACCTAGACTTAATCCCACATAAAAACATTCATCTTCCTTTTGGTGCATTTTATAAAAAGATTCTTAATAATTATTCAATCAATGAAATAGAAGTTGAAACACATTCAGAGGATATGCTGAAACAGTTTTCATCTAGACCGAATATGAGATTTTTCAATGATGGTATTAACTTAGATGTTCAAAAACAGTTCAATATAGGATTCGATTTAGAGACATCAAGAATTACAATTCCTTGGAGAAGTTCAGAGGGAAAGTTAATTGGGGTTATTGGTAGGCTAAATGAGGATGATATTAGTGATGAGATACCAAAATATCTTGCTGTCATTCCATTTCCTAAGTCCTATGGCATATATGGGTTCAGTGAGAATTATGAACATATAGTAAATCAAACAGTTTGGATTTGCGAGGCAGAAAAAAGTTGCTTAATTGCTAAAAGCCTAAACATAAATAATGTTGTATCGGTAGGGAGTCACAGTATTTCCACAATTCAAGTACAATTAATCAAATCATTAATGCCAAAAAAGATTATTGTAGCTTGGGATGAAGGAATTGAAGAATCAGAGATAATTGCTGAGTGCAATAAGTTTAAAAATAGTTTTATCAAGTATGATATAGGATACTTTAATCCATCGTGTTTGCCAAAAGAGTCTAAGATGTCATTATTTGACATCAAGGATAATAAAAAAATATCTCAATTAGTAAAGGAGAATGTGATTTGGCTAGAGAATTAGAACCAATAGTAAAAAAACTAACTGAAGATGGCAATACAGTTTATAGTTTTAGTAAATTAAACTCATTTAAACAGTGTGAATATGGATATTATAATACATATGTGTTGAAAAATAGGGGAATAGATAATATTTACAGTGTTTGTGGAAGTAATATACACAATGACTTAGAAATGATATATAATGGTAAGGTAGTTAACTTAACTAAATCATTGAAGACTACGCTTTCAGAACTAGACATGCTAGGTGTTACCTTTATGAATGATAAGATTAGGAATTCATGGGTAGCTGATATGAAACACTTTGCCAAGAATTTTAAAGCGAAAGAGGGT